GATCCTGAAAGTATGCAAGAAAGAAAAAGAAAATTACAAGAATTAATTGATAAAGAAAACGCTGCAAAACTTGAACAACAATATAAAACTACAGCTAGTGAAGAGATAAAAGAAAAAACAACTAATATTGGTGATGTAACAAAAGAGCAACAAAAACAAGCTAATAAAGATGCTAGAGCTATAGAAAGAGCATATAGAAATGAAACTGGAGATAATTATTCTGGAGGAGAAAGTACACCAGGCGATGATACTTCTTACAGTGATCCATTTGATCCAGGTGGAGGAGAGTAATGGCAGTAGATTATAAAGGACAACCAATAACAGACCAAACAGCATTTACTACTACAGGTATAATGAATAGAAAACCTGCACCTGTAAAGCCTGCAAAGATACCAGCTGTTAAAAAACCTGAACCAAAAGTGGTACAAGAAAATCTACCAGATGAAAGAATACCACAAATAGATTTAAAGAATTTGAGAGATGTAGATAAAAGAATATTAAATATTCATTTAACACCATCACTTAAAAATGTATTCAACAGAATATTTGGACAAGATATGTTTCCTGAGTTTGGCATAAGCGAAAACACAGTTAGCATACCTACAAGTATTGTTGTTGATAGATTTGGATCATTAGATAATTTTAAAAATTTAATGAAAACAAATGAACAAACTAACAACGTGCCACCTAGTCAAGGTATAATGACTAGCCCACAAACTAGTAAAACAGTTTAGAGCTACCCTTATCCATAAGGCACTCAACCAATAGGTAAAAATAATGGAAGAAGAAAAGAAAGTTTCTGAAGAAACTAAAATTAAGATGCCCAATGTAAATCCTTATAGTAAAGATCATGGAGAAAGTGATCCTGAAACTGAGGCATTTGCTAAAGGTGAATTAACAAAGTTTCATAGGGAACAAAGAGAAAAAGCAGAAGCAGCAACCGAACAGAAGGACACCAATGCATCTGAAGAGACTGCAGATCAAACAGATCAAAAGGCTACTCCTATCGCTGAACGCCCTGCAAACGCTGAAGATCGTGCTTTTAAGAAACGTTATGACGATTTAAAAAAGCACTATGATTCTACACTTAATAAACACAAGGAAGAAATGTCTTCTTTGCGTGGACAATTAGAATCTAGTACAAAGCAATTTACACCCCCTAAATCAAAAGAAGAATTAGAGGCGTGGAGAAAAGAGTACCCTGATGTTTATTCTATGGTGGAAACTATAGCAATAGATAAAGCTACTACTCAATCTGCAGAGTTGGAAAATAAATTTAAAAATTTACAAGTACAACAAGAACAAATTGCAAAAGAAAAAGCTGAAGTAGAACTTTTAAAATTTCATCCAGACTTTAATGACATTCGTTCACAAGATGATTTTCATCAATGGGCTGGAGAACAAGATCCTACTATTCAAGGTTGGTTGTATGAGAATACATCTAACGCTAAGTTAGCTGCAAGGGCTATTGATCTATATAAAATGGATCGTGGTTTAAGTAGTTTAACTAAGAAAGAAGAGAAGGATGTTAAAAAAGAAGCTGCTAAAGCAATTTCTAAAACTAGAAAAGCTACAGATTCTGAATCCCCAAAGAAAAAAATTTGGACAGCTACTGAGATTTCTAAATTGAAACCTCATCAGTTTGAAAAATTAGAAAAAGAGATTGACCTTGCTCGTTTAGAAGGTAGAATTGAACAACGTTAAACAATCTAACTAAACAATAAGGAGAAGCATTATGGCTTTTACAAATGCTAGTGGATATAACAACCTTTCACAAGGTAATTTTACTCCACAGATCTTTAGTCAGAAAGTTCAAAAGTTCTTCAGAAGAGCATCAGTGGTAGAAGATATTACTAACACTGATTACGCTGGAGAAATTGAAAACTTTGGTGACACAGTAAAGATCATTAAAGAGCCTACAATCACAGTCAAAGATTATGCTAGAGGTCAAACAGTTGATACACAAGTATTAGCAGATGACCAAATAACTATGACTGTTGACCAAGGTTCATACTTTGCTTTTAAAGTAGATGATATTGAAGAAAGACAATCTCATGTAAACTTTGAAGCTCTTGCAACCTCTTCAGGTGCATATTCATTAAAGAAAAACTATGACTACAATGTCTTAAAATTTATTTATGACAATTCTAGTGATGGTACTGGTACAGGAACTGACGCATCACCAATTGATGGTGACGCAGCTGTAGATACTTTGGCTAACTTAGTATCAACTGCTAAAAAGAACCTGGACAAAAATGATGTGCCAGAAGAAAATAGATGGTTAGTTTCATCTCCTGAATTTTTTGAGCAATTAAGAAAAGCAGGCGGAAAACTATCTGACCAGTCAGTAATGAATGACGGTGGTGCATCACAAATCAGAAATGGTAAAGTCACAGACAGACCATTATTTGGTTTTAATATGTACTCATCAAATGCAATTGCTGTATCTGGTGGTTCAGCTGCATCTCATACATTTGGTTCTGCGGGATCAAATGAGCATGTGTTCTTATACGGACATATGTCAGGAGTTGCAACTGTTAATCATATCGCTAAAACAGAATTAATCAGAGACCCTGATTCATTCGCAGACGTTGTCAGAGGACTACATGTCTTTGGAAGAAAAATCCTTAGAAGTGAAGCGGTCCAAAGAGGCGTTATAACAATAGGTTAATCCATAGGAGGATAATAGAACAATATGGCTACATTTGACGTAACAGGAAAAGGTGGTACTACTGGGCATCCTGCTAATGGTAGAACACCTTATTTAGTTGAAAACACAATAGATGTATCAGCAGTTAATAGTTCTGCAGGAACAACAAATGGAGATATTCTTCAGGCGTTAGATATTCCTGCTGAAACTTTAATCATGGAAGCTGGAATTGAGGTAATCACTGCATTATCAAGTTCTGCTACTATGGACTTAGGTATCACTGGTGGAGACGTTGACAGATATGTTGATGGTGACACTAATGCTACTGGTTATGCAACACTTACAGCTACAGCTAGAGTTGTAGTTGCTAGTGCAGATACACTAGATATATTAACAGCAGGAGCAGATTCAAGTGCGGGTAAAGTTCGTGTTTGGGCTGTTCTTTGTGATGTATCAGGTGTTGACGAAACAGATCACAACTAATAGTAAATAAATTTAAGGGGGGTATTATTATCCCCCTTAATTAATACCCCTTGTAAAATTTAGGAAATATATGACAGTTTATGATTTAAGAAAAAAGACTGAAGCAAGCACAGGTCAAAAAATTACTATGCTAGGTAATGACGCAAGGGTAACAAAATTAGAAAATAGAATTAATGATCAAGAACAAAAACTTGATAAAATATTAGAGTTATTACAGAATGGCAACAACATACCTAACATTAGCAAATAGCGTACTTCGAGAATTAAACGAAACTGAGTTAACCTCTAGTACGTTTAGTTCTAGTAGAGGTATACAAACTGCAGTAAAAGATTTTATTAATAAAGGTATTCATGATATTTATAATGAAACTGGGGAGATACCTTTACTATACGCAAGAACTACACAAGATTTAACTGTAGGTGATAACGAATATTCTTTCCCTACAGATTTTAGAAAAGCAGATATGGATTCATTTACTATGGGTCCTAAAGAAGTAGTTACTAATGGTGAGTTTACATCTAATATAAATAGTTGGACTACTGGAGATGGATCACCATCTTATACTTCTAGTGGTAATGGTAGACTAAACTTAAATGATGCAGCAGCATATCAAGCTATTAATACTACAGTAAATAAAACTTATAAATTACAAGTTAGAGTTTTAAGTCCAAATAGTTCTAGTACTGGATTAATTGTTAGAGTTGGAACATCTGCAGGTGGAACACAAAATTTAGATACAACAAAAGCTGTAACTAATTTTAGAGAAGGTGCTATATTAAATACTACCTTTACAGCTACAGCACAAGTATCATACATTTATTTAGAAGCACCTAGTGTACAACTAGATGTAGACTATGTAAGAATATCTAGAAG